CCCATACGATGCTGGACTGTTCTACTGTCCATACGTTCCACTACAAATGGTTCGTGCCGTTGGGGAAAATACCTTCCAACCAAAAATCGGGTTCAAGACTCGATACGGTATGGTAGCAAATCCATTCGCACATGATGACGGTTCTGCCGTAATGTCAAGTGGTGAATTAGTTGCAAGTAAGAATGTTTACTACAGACTCTTTGCAATCACTAACCTACATGGTAACACTAGTGGTTCATCATAAACCTTAAATTAATGTAGAGTAATCTACGCAACAGAGATTGGGGAGTCCTTCGGGACTCCCTTATCTTTTATACATATAGTAGGAGAAGTTTATGCCATATTCAAATCCAAATGCACAGGGAACTACTGGTGGATACACTGGTCCTGGAATACCCGATGTCACTAGGGTTTATAATCCTAGGCAGCCTGCTACAAACAATTATCTTTCTACCAATTACTTTAGATTAGAGGTTACAAGACTTCCCACTGTGACATATTTCTGCCAAAGTGTGAGTCTGCCTGCATTGACTTTAACACCTGTTGAACAGCCTACTTCTTTGGGATTAAATCCAAAATTTATAGGTGGTAAATATACATTTGATGACTTGACTGTTAATTTTATAGTAGATGAAAATATGCTTAATTGGTTAGAAGTTTTCAATTGGATGAAAGATATTGGCACTATGGAAAAACTCGACAATCCTATAGACAGAAAACAAACTATGGAATTCTTTTCTGATATCCTTCTTGTAGTTACCAACAGTGTATATAAGCCAAAATATTACATAAGATTTAAAGATTCATTTCCTATAGCACTTACTGGTATAGATTTCAATTCGGCATCAACAGATACTGAACCTGTAATGGCTTCCGTAACATTCACATACACATCATATAGTGTTACGGCTCTTTAATTGCTCTTGACTTTACCGTTTTTTATGTTATAATAATTCTGGAGATTTATTATGAACATGGAAGAATTAAGACTGATGGTTAAGAGTGATTTGGTTATGGATAAAACTGAATTAGATATAGAATCCATGAAAACGCCACAAATACATAACAAATATCTTGTAATGTATAGTGATGAAAAATTAATATTAGGCAAACTCGAATCGGATTTAAACATTCTTAAAAGGGACAAATGGCTGTATTATACAGGAAAAATGAGTCCAGAACAACTAGAGGATAGAGGATGGGATACCTTTGACTTAAATATTCTGAAAACAGACATAGATAAGTTTTTGAGTGCTGACGAAGATTTAATTAGATTGGCGAATCGAATACTTTTTCAGAAAGAAAAGGTAAACTATCTTGAAAATGTGATTAAAATTATCAACAATAGACAATGGAATATTCGTGCAGCCATTGATTGGTTAAAATTCACTAATGGCTCATGAGTGATTTAGATATACAACATATAGATTCTGTTCATATCAAAATTAGATGTGAAAGGTCGATTGCAAAAGAACTAAGTGATTTTTTCACTTTCACTGTCCCTAATTATCAATATACCCCTGCATATAAAAATAAAATATGGGATGGTCAAATTAGACTTTATAGTGTTCACACACAATTATTATATTCTGGGTTGCTTGATTATGTTTATAAATTTGCACAGGAAAGAAAATATACAGTCGAAACTGATATAGAAAACCCACAAATTGCTATACCACATAAAGATGTAAATTCTTATATTCTAGATAAGATAAAGCCAACGGTAAATGGAAAAGAAATACAACCACACGACCATCAAATAGATGCCATTACTCATGCAATAAACAAAGAACGATGTCTTCTTCTTTCTCCAACTGGAAGTGGTAAATCTTTAATAATTTACAGCCTTGTCAGGTATTATGAATCTATTTTACCAAAAGATAAAAAAATACTAATTATCGTGCCAACAACAGGATTGGTTTCTCAGATGTATAATGATTTCAAAGATTATTCATCAAAAAACAAGTGGAATGTTGATAATAAATGTCATGTAATATATGCGGGGCAGGATAAAGTAACAGAGAAAAAGGTAGTAATATCTACATGGCAAAGTTTATATAAAATGTCTGAAAAACACTTTTCTCAATATGGAGCAATATTTGGTGATGAATGCCATTTATTCAAATCTAAGTCCTTAACTACCCTCATGACAAAATTAAAGGATTGCAAGTACCGTATAGGGACGACAGGGACTCTGGATGGGACACATACACACAAGTTGGTAGTAGAAGGATTGTTTGGTGGGGTTCATAATGTCACCACCACCAAAAAATTGATGGAAAAGGATTTGCTTTCTAAATTAGAAATAGATTGTATAAATTTACAATATCCAATTAAGGATATAGAATCTATAAAGAGAGCAACATATCAAGATGAGATTAAATGGATAATTACACACGAAAAAAGAAATAAATTTATTACTTCTTTATGTTCTAATATGAAAGGCAATACTCTACTCCTGTTTAATTTTGTAGAACATCATGGTAAACCACTATTTAATAGGATTAGGAGTGAATGTGGTGATAGAAAGGTATTTTTTATCCATGGCGGAACAGAAACCGAACAAAGAGAGTATATTAGAAAGATTATAGACAAAGAAAAGAATGCCATATTGATTGCTTCATATGGTACTTGTTCTACAGGAATTAATATTAAAAATATCCATAATATTATTTTTTCTTCGCCGTCTAAATCAGTTATAAGGGTATTACAATCAATTGGAAGGGGTTTAAGGAAGTCAAACGATAAAGACCGTGTAAAATTATATGATATTAGTGATAATTTGAACTTTAAAAAGTATAAGAATCACACTATGCGACACTTCGATGAACGAATAAAGATATATAATAGAGAGAACTTTGTTTTTAATGTTTTAAAAATAAAATTATAAGGAAATAATGTAGTATGGAAAAATCATACCGAATATTAAAATTAAGAAGTGGAGAAGAACTCATTGCTGATTTGCGGGGGGAATCTAATAATAAATTAATCATTGAAAGACCAATGATTTTTAAAAGTATAATCATTCCAGACCCGTTCGGAAAACAAAAAGAAATAACAATTCTTAAAAATTGGCTAAGCCATACAAATGAAATTCAAACAAAGATACCAAAAGACTTCATTGCAACATATTTAAAGCCTGATAGTGATGTTGTAGAACTTTACAACCTAGAAAAAGAAAAACAAGATACAGATTTAAATCCGAAAAGAAAAATAATCGACACTAAAAAAGATAACCAGTTTACTGAAGAACCTAAAAAAATGGACGATATGACGCCAGAAGAATTAAATGATTTTCTAACCAAAGTAAAACAAGAATTAGATGAAAATTTAGAAATATTTGAAGATGAACAATTGTTAATGCCTCCCAATATGAAAAACTTTATAAACATGTCAATATTTTTACCACCAGAAGCACTTCTATCTTTAGTTGATGCAGGATTATTAGATGTAGAAGATGTAAATGCACTTATCAATTCTATGAAAAATGAAGACAACTATAAAGGCAATGATAAGAAAAGACAAGATGAAAATGATTTTGGAATGGATTGGAGAGATTGGAGCCCGGACCCAGATGATTATTTAAAATAATATATAAACTATCTTATTCCCCTGGCACAGATAATTGTAATCGACAATTGTAATTTTGTCAAGTAAAAAATAGATATTTTTATATACATTTTGAAAAATTGATGTATAATAAGTAACATATGAGTAAAAACGATAAAAATCCCCCCACAAAACCACATTATGTAGATAATAAAGAATTCTTTAAATGTATGGTTGAATGGAAAAAGGAAATAGTTGAAGCAGATTCTTGCGATGAATCGAGACCACCAGTCACAGATTATATCGGTGAATGTTTCTTAAAGATTGCAAATCATTTATCTTATCGACCTAATTTTATAAATTATCCGTTTAGAGAAGAAATGATTGGTGATGGTATAGAAAATTGCTTAATGTATGCACACAACTTCAATCCAGAGAAATCAAAAAATCCATTCTCATATTTTACACAGATAATTTATTATGCTTTTTTGAGAAGAATAGAAAAAGAAAAGAAACAAAATTATATCAAATTCAAATTATTAGAAACAGCCGAAGATGCACAAATTAGGGATTGGTTTAAAGATAATTATTTTGAAAAAGAAAAGAAAGAAGATGTCAACAATGAAGAATTATCTTCTGATAAACTTCTTGCCAAACACTTTAAATTAAATAAAACCGATATAGAAAAGTTTACTCCAAAGAAAAAGAAAGACAAAAAGAAAAAAACTAAAAACAACTTAGATGAAGTTTTACAGGATGATATAAAGAGTGAAGATAGCACTAATAAATGACACGCACTTTGGTGCAAGGGGCGATAGCCAATTATTTTTAGATTATTTTATGAAATTCTTTGATGATGTATTTTTCCCATACATTAAAGAGAACAACATAAAGACGGTCATACACGCCGGCGACTTGATGGATAGAAGGAAGTTTGTAAACTTCAATATTCTCAATCAAGTCCGAACAAGATTCATGGATAAATTAAGAGATGAAGATGTAGAGTTACACTGTATTCTTGGCAACCATGATGTATACTACCGCAATACAAATACAGTTAATTCGATACGAGAATTATTCGGTAACGATTTAGTATTATATGAAGAACCTGCTGTGGTAAACTTTGACGGATTGGACATTGCACTTC